TTACCGCTTCCGCAATATATTGTTTCTTCTTTTTTATTCATTGTTATTTGTTTTTATTGTTTATAATCTGACATCCAATGCCATTCTTTTTTTATCATTAAAATTTGTATGTTATTCCCATAGCTACAAAAAACCCTCCTGTAGCTATTGCAAATGTATTAGGGTTTAAATTTAAGTTTTGTTTGTGCCAGACTATACTAGTAGTGCCAGCAGTCATCAAACTTAAGCCCCCAATTATAACTAATTTTTTCATAAATTAAAAGTTTAAGTCTAATCTTAATGAGTTAATATACTGTCTACACTCATCAACTCTATTGTAAATGTTTTCAATATCCTCATCATTTCTATAAATGTCAAATACTTTTATTCTATATTGTGGTTCTATGTCAGAATATTTGTATTTACTAGCAAACTCTACTAAATCAGTGCTTTGATCTCCAAAGTATTCTCTTTGAATTAAATCTTCTGGAGTGTCCATTAGTGTGTAAATTAACTTATATCTATCAATTCCAGTTAATGCCATGTAACCTTGAGCCTGATAGTAGTAGTCTTTATTAGGAATCGAGTTAAAAAATAAAGGAAAACTAAAACAATCCCAACTGTTTTTTACATCTATAATATGGTCATCTAAAATAGCGTCTGGCGTACCAGTTAAAAAATCATTTTCAAAAGACTCCTCATTCTTTTCTAGTTGTTTGTAGTTTAAATGTGTTTTAATAAAGTCTAAAGAGTCTACTTCTACTGCATTGCCTTTGTCTAGGTATTTGCTAAATATCTCTTTTCTACGACTATAAATTTGTTCTTTAGTCCATTCCTCTAAATAACTTATAGTAGTTTTAGAAAGTGTTTCTGTTTTACTTCTAGCGTTGGTCATTATCTTACCAATAGCTGAACATCTGATTTTGAAGTCTTTCATGTTATTGGTTTTTAATTGCGTTAGCTACTTCATCTGCACTAGCTACATTAGCGTCAACTCCTATTCCAAAGTTGGCTAAACATCTACCCCAGCTACTTGTTTCACAATTTTCTATAAAAGAAGTTTTGTTTATAAAAGTTGAGTTCTGCTTTTCGTGTGCGTGTCCTGATGCTACATCTATTCCAGCGTCATTTTTTATAGTAGTTTTAATTATTACTCCATTGTCGTTAATGTGTGTAATTTCTGAGGTCATTGAATAACCTGTAAACTTTTCTCTAAAATATTTGATTCTTTCGTTTACTGTTACGTAGGCTTTACCCTTTATGTCGACTGTCTTTAATTTATTCATTGTTGTAATTTTTAATTTTAGTTAGTATTATAATTATGTTTTTAATCCTCTTTGGATTGTAGTTAATAGATAAATCTTTTAATTCTAAAGATATTTTAACAACTTGTGTTATCATTTGACTAAATCTATTTTGATGGATTTCTAAGTCATTGTCATTAAGTTTTAATGTTTTAATAATATCTCTATTCCATCTAGCTTGTGACAAAACACCTAGTAGTCTATCACTTAAAAAGTTATGTCTTTCGTTGGCTTGCCAATAGTCCCACTCTTGCCGCTGCCTGTAGTAGAACTGATACTTATCCATCGTTAAACTCCTCCATAAGTTTTAGTAATACCTTAGAATAAGACTTATGTCCTAGCTCTTTGCATTTGTTTTGAAACTTTACTAGAGTTTCTAATTTATCTGCTGGAACATAAAATGTTCGCATAGTATATTTTAAATCTGACATATTTTAATTTTATAATTTAGTCAAATATATAAATATATTTATAAATATAAATATAAATTAAGAAAACTTTATTAACAAAGGATTGTTAAAAGAGGTGTGTTATTCTAGCAACTTGACCAAATTCACTAAATAAAAATGCTTCTATAGCTTTATTATTTGAACTTTCATAGCCTGAGGTAGCGTGCCAATAGTCTGCCTCCGACGTTGACATAAGAGACTCCACCCAGAGTCCTGGATATTGCTTACTAACTTTGTGATGTATGTGCTGAGTAAACATGTATCTATATTTAGTACTAGACCAGTCTGGACATTCGTCAGCTACTATCATTGGTAATGTGTCAGCCTTGATTTTATGACCATGACAAGAAGATATTAAATTGTTTTTGTACTTGTAGTATTTACGCATTTGCAAACTAACATCAAAAGTAACATCTTTATTATGTCTAAACCATGCAGCTAATAACTCAGCAACCATCCAACCAACAGTATTGTCGTGGTTGCCAGGCGTAAACATTACGTGGACCTTAGAGACTTGTAATAACATTTCTATTATTTCAACCATCAACCTTTTCGCAATAAGAAAATGGTCTGAGAGTAAACCGTCACTATCTTGACGGGTGCCACCAGTTGTAGTCATGTTAAAATTGTCTACATGTAATAAATCTCCTGAGAGTAATAAAATAGTCTTGTCTATGTTAAACCCTTGAGACTTTGCTAAACATCCTCTAACGCCTTCTAACGCCCTTGTGACTGCTATTTGATTATTATACTCCTCACCACTTACAAAAGACCTACACAGCTTTCCTATGTGCAAATCACTAGGACACATAAATAACAAATGTCCGTCAGTATATTTCTTATAATTTAGTTTAGGGTATTTAGGGGAATATTCTTTAGCCTCTTCTATAACTTCTTTAGCTAGTTTCTTAAAGTCTTTTTCTTGTGGTTTAGGTTGTTTAAAATATAAACTAGCGTTTTTGTTTTTAATCCATCCAGAATGTACAGTCTCAGCGTCTAAACCTTCTTTTTCTGCTTCCTCTTTAACTCTTCTATATTGGTATATTACTTCTGCCTCATCTGGCTTAAGTCTATATTTTGGATTGCCTTCAGTCTTAGACCTTTTTTTCCAATGTTTCAAAATTGTTTAGTGTTGGTTTTTGTAAATATAATAAAAATTATTTATTAATTACTTTTTGGAGCTAGTGCCATAGTAAAAAGCAAATATATTTCCAATTACTACTCCCTCTATCATACCCATTAAATGTACAAATAAATCATTGTCAGAAACTGTAGGAATATAAACAACTGAATACAATATAAAAACAAAACACATTAAACCTATAACACCTGTCAAATTCATCATCCAATCACTAGCACCAGCCTTAGCCATTTCTATTTCCCTTTTTCTAGCTGAGTCTCTGTCTGCTACTTCTAATTCGTATAAGTCAACAAGTTCTTTATGTAGTTGTGTTTTCTCTTCTGAAGTTAGTGTTTTATCGTCTTGAACTAAGTTTTTCACTATTCCTAGTAAGCCCTTATCTGGTAGTAAGTTCCCAGCTAAAGCTAAAACTTGTGGTGCTTTTTCTTTTAATAGTTTGCCTACTTTAGTATCTTTTAATTTATTCATAAGGCTTGTACTTAGTTCTATTATTAGCGTCTTTATATGCTACTAATATTTGTCCCCTTTGTTTTCCATCTGTGTTATAACTAACGTGAACCCAATTAGGTTTTTCTTGTGTGCCAAATTCCCAAATTAATTGGTCAAAATCTAAATTGTCTTTTATATAATGAAATACTTGAGCGTTGTTTGGATCATGTCTATAGTCTCTGTCTATGTCTATCGCTTGACCTTTACAATGCTGAGACTTATTACTGCCTCCAATTGCTTTATTTAAAGCCTCTGATCTATAGCCACTAGACACGCTAAAAGATACACCAAAATAATCTCTAATAGGTTGAAATATCTTATTCGCTAAGACTTGCATATTTTTAAAGTGGTCAGGTGTTGGACTGTTGTCTATTCCTAACCTAGAAGCTGTTCGGCTTTTAGTCATTTCTGAAAGACTAAGATTCTTACTTAGTTTCACTATTTCTTTTATTTACTTTTTTCTTAGCACTATTGATTAAGCGTGCTTCCATCTTCACAACCTTAACCCTTAACTGTATATTTTCCTCAATTAACAACTCTATTTTTGTTTCAAGCTGTTGTATCTTATTACTAAGAACCGCAACTTGTTGAGCGTACAAATTATCTTCTCTTTCATCTTTCTGAGCAGTTATGTCTATTTTCTTTTTCCATATACTCCAAACCTCTTTTAATCCTATTGCAGACATTAAAGCAGTTACAGCCATCAATATACTGTGGTCATCCATCTTTATACTTTTTAAACAATTCATTCTGGCATTGGTAAACTCCAATCGCTACCAGCTAAAATAACTAAAATTTCTTCGTGAGTGTATACTCCTAAAGGTGTTAAAGTTCCATCAGTTATAAAACTTGGTTCTACTTTGTAACTTAAAACCATTTCAGTATTAGCTAAATTCCTTCTTACAGATTGAGCAGAGCTTTGGTTTACTTGTGAAAAAAGCACAAGGTTGCTATCTGATAAATTACAAATTATGTATGTTCTATTATTCATTTTTTTTTATTTAATATTATTTAACTTCACGACGGTGTGTCTGTTGTTCTGTCTTCTACATCCATATTAACACTAAGCGAGTTGCTACTGCTGTAGGGTGCATCTCCTATAACTTCATCGCCACCCATTCCAGAACTCAAACCATTAGCATAACTACCAACTCCATCCACTATATCCGATTCTATCATATTTACAGACGTTCCATTGTTACTACCTTTTTCATCTAATACAGTCCAATTAGTATTAAAAGAACTATTAGAACCTAACTGCCACCAGCTTACTAAGTTTGAGTAGGCACTGTGGTTGTTTAGATTTTGGGGGATACCTTCACTATAAATTTCTGATACTTGTGAAGATGTTAAAGCAGCATTCCAGATTGAAATATTTGAAAGAGAACCATTTAATTCGCCCAGATTGCCACTTCCAATTCTATAACCATTATTTCCGCTATAATTTTGAGAATCTGATGTAGCAGTTAAAGTTTGAGAAACGTTATTGTAAAATACAGAAAAAGTACTTGAATTTCTTACAACTACAACATTAATCCAAGCATTTGTTACTATTTGAGTATTATTTATTACCCATAAATTACTAACATTGTATTGGTCATTCCATCTTAATTTAGATTGATAAATCATTAAACCAAAAAAACCAGCTCCAGTTGAACTTATAGGGTTTAAAATATTTGCCGTGCTATCTGATGTTTTTATCCAAAAAGAAATGGTAAAATCTCCACTACCTAACACTAAAGAACTATCAGCAGGTACATCTATATAATCATCTGTTCCATCAAAATCTAAAGCATAAGGAGAGTAACTTGTAGCTATATCACCATCAGCTTCTTGAGCAGCTATGTTGGGAACTAAATAATCTGCTCCGTTGAACGCATCTTGGTCACCTAAAGGATAGTAAGCAATAGGAGCTGGACTTAGCGACATTGGGTTACCTATAGCAGAACCACCACCATATAATGTAGCTATTTGACCAGTAGCAGTTTGACCAACTGAAACACCACCATCAGAAAGTGCATAATTAAAAACAGCCACTTGGTCTAAATTCGTTTGATAAACTCTAAATGTAGGATGTAGAGAGCTTAAAGCTCCAATATATAAATTTCCTTCAGCGTTTTTTATAGTTCCAACAGTTGCAGAACTTGAAGCTGTTAACACTCCATCAATATACATTTTATGATTTGTACCACTATAGCTAACAATTACGTGATGCCAATTACCATCGTTATATGTAAAAGTTGAAGTGATATTACTTGAGCCAGAATGACCAACTAAATAAGATTTTATTCCAGAGGTTACAAAATTTAAATCAAAACCATTTGCTCCAGACGCTTCAGGAAAAGTTAAAAAATATCTATCACTTTGTGAAAGAGAAGTTTTAAACCAAATTGACATAGTAGCCGAACCAAATTCATCTATAGTTAATGGCGTTGATATATAATCATTTTGGTCAAATTTGTCCATAGAATAGTTGCTTAGCTTGTCTTTATTCTCATTGTTAGGCAAACGCCATTGTCTATTTGTAAACTGTGTACTCATATTCTTAATTTTTTAGTCCCCAAGACGATTCCAATATTTCAAATTACTTGATTCAATAGTTGACAAGTCCTTAGTTAGTCCAGCTGAGGTTGCGTTGTATATCTCCGATACTTGTGTAGAACTTAAATCTGTGTTCCAGATTGCAAATTCATCAAGTTTACCGCCATAGTTTTTACTGTTTGCTGGTATTGATGACCAAGAATCCTTTCCTATATTAAAATCGTTTGAACCAGAAACAAAAGTAAATCCGCTTGCGCTTAAAGTTAACGGAGTGCCATTGTCAATATAAAGTTTAAAAGTTGCTCCATCATAGGTTAAAGCAATATGTGTCCAAACATTAATGTTAGATGAAAACGTATATGTCGGAACTGTGAAAAGAGTACTTACAGATGGAGAGTTTAAATAAATATAAGTTGCTTTAGTCCAATTTCTACCAAACGCAAAAGCTAAACCATAATTTGAATTATTCGCATCCCTATTACCAAACACAATACCTTGATTTGCAAAAGTTAAATCAGTCTTAAACCAGAACGAAATACTAAATTCAGTAGCTCCATTCATATTGGATAATGTACCAGCATTTATAAAGTCATTTACTTCGTCAAATTCCATACTGTAATTATTAGCAATACCAGCCAAAGCAATATCTACTGTTTGAGTAGATGTATTTGGACAAACACTTGAACCACTTGAAGTAGTATCATAAGTAATAGTATGACTCGCAACAGTAGAAGCACTTAAATCTATTTCACCAGTAGTTGAATTAATTACTAAACCAGTAGTTCCGCTAAAAGTTCCACCAGTTAAACCTGTTATAGTTGGTGTTGGGTCTGAATCTGTTGGTTCATAACTACTCGCAGAATAAGCAAAAGCAGCATTGTCAGCAGCGTTAATGGTAATGTTTGTACTTTGGTTATCTGGACAAACTCCTGTAGTCGTATAAGTAATTGAATAAGTTCCAACTGTAGAAGCATCTAAATCAATTTCACCAGTAGAACTATTTAAAGTTATTCCAGCGGTAGAAGTAAAAGCACCACCAGCAGTTCCTGTTATTGTTGGACTTGGGTCTGTACCATTAGCACAGAAAGCACTTGCAGCATAACTAAAAGCAGCACTATCTTGAGCATTAACTGTAATTGTTGTTCCGCCTGAACTTGTGCAGTTATTAGAATCTGTTCCAGTTGCAGTAAATATAGTTGTTGTACTTGGTGAAACTGTTATGCTCGCTCCTGTTCCGCCATTACTCCAAGTATAAGAATTAGCACCACTTGCAGTTAATATTGTGCTTTCACCATCGCAAATAGTACCAGCAGAAGCACTTACTGTTACAGTAGGTATTGTATTAATAGATAAATCAAAAGTTGCAGTAGCAGCATCTGTATCTGTATAAGTAATTACATAACTACCAGCAGTAGAACCAGAAATGTCAACTTCACCTGTAGTTGTACTAATAAAAACTAAACCAGCAGTTGAACTAAAAGTTCCAGCACCAGCGTTGTTGCTTATGGTTGGAGTAGGGTCATTTGCATCAGAACAAAATGCGCTTGATGAATAAGTAATAGATACAGAAGTTATGCCAACAATATCTGTTTGACCAGCCCAACTTTCCTTCTGAGATTTACCCCAGTCATTAGTTGCACTACCAGCAGCTTGTCCCCAACCTATGTTGTTATTTACTGAACCTTTACCCCAAGTATCACTCATTTGTTTTTATTTTTAAAGTACCCAACCACCAAAATCTGCAACGTCATCTGGATACATATCTTCTTGAGAATTACTATAATACTCAGGTATTAATCCAGCTGCGTTATTTTGCATATAATCTATAAATCTATTTGTATAAAACTGTGCTGTTGTTCTACTTCTTTCTATTAAGCTATCTACGTGTTCTTTACTAAGTGCTGTGCTATTTTCAGGATTCTTTGTGTATATACCACCATTAGCAATATTAACACCAGCATAAGGTAAGTATTCTACCATTGACCAATGTAACAACATATCCTTAATATAATCATTTAGTAAAGCTAAATAAGGGTCAACTAATGTACCAGCAACAATTTCTGCTTGTATTTTATTATACAAATCAGTACCAAGATAATTCTGTATGTGAATGTCTTGCGCTTGGTTTATAAATGGCAAGAGTTTATCATTGTCGATGTTACCATTAGCAGCAGTAAATACTGAAATATCGTGTCTTGTTACAAATAGTGCTT